AATGGGACTTAAAATGTCAGTTCAGGTCAAGGCAATTGGTTGTTCAAACCTTAAAACTTTGATTGAAGGTGACAAGTTATTGATTAATGACTTTGATACCTATTCAGAATTGACCACATTTGTTCAACAAAAGAATACCTTTAAGGCTGAAGAAGGTGCAAATGATGACACCGTTATGCCTTTAGTCATATTTTCATGGGTAACAACTCAACAATATTTCAAAGAAATTGTTAACCATGACATTCGTAAACAGATTCAGTTAGAGAATATGAACCAAATAGATGATGATGTTTTACCGGCACCAATCATTGAGGATGGTTTAGAACACGATTTTGAAGTTTGGGGTGGTGATTTGTGGGAAAGACCGGAAGGCGGTGACACCTATGCATCGTTCACAAAGAAGATGTTACAGAGAATGTAAATCCGACCTTTCATAAATATCTGGTATGGTATTCTAACTGCCAAAAACATATAATAATTCAAGGAGAATAAAATGGCATTTCAAATCTCTCCAGGCGTAAATGTATCCGAAGTTGACTTAACAACCGTTGTCCCTTCTCTACAAACTACTGCTGGTGCTTTTGTTGGAACATTTAGATGGGGTCCAGCAAACAAAATTAAATTAATTGATAGTGAAATAACACTAACAAAAACATTCGGTGAACCAGATTCAAACACAGCTGTATCTTTCTTTACAGCATCCAACTTTTTGGCATATGGTAATAATTTACAAATTGTTCGTGCAGTCGGTGTTAGTTCAAACAATGCAACTGGTGGTTCAACAATCCAAGTAAAAAACGAAGACCTTTTCGAAACATCATTATTGAATACCAATAATGCCAACACATATGGTCCTTTCATAGCAAGATATCCAGGTGCTTTAGGCAACTCAATTGACGTTGGTGTTTGTGCAAACACAACAACATTCACATCTTGGGCATACAAATCATATTTCTCAAGTGCCCCAGGTACTTCTGATTATGTAACTAATGCTGGTGGTTCAAATGACGAAATGCACATTATTGTTATTGACCGTGGCGGTTTAATTACTGGTGTGGCCGGAACAGTTTTGGAAACATACCCATTCGTTTCAGCTGCTTCTGACGCATCAATAAATGGTTCTACAAACTATTATAAACAAGTTATTTTCAATAACTCAAAATACATTTACGCTGTTGATCCAGTTAGTTACGCAACAACTTCTGCTACATGGGGTCTAACAAGTGTTACATCATTTGCAAGACTAACAGCAAACCAATTGGTAACTTTAGGTGGCGGTGTTGACCAAAGTCCAACAGATGCAAACATTCAAACTGGATATGATTTGTTCAATAACAAAGAATCCACAGAAATTTCATTGGTATTAACAGGAAACTCAAGTGTTGCTGTACAACAATATGTAATTGATAACATTGTTACAGTACGTAAAGATTGTGTTGCATTTGTTTCTCCAAGATATGCTGATGTGGTAAATCAAGGTGGTTCCGAATCAACAAACATTACATCTTGGTTAACTTCATTATCTCGTTCATCAACATATGTTATGGCAGATTCTGGTTGGAAATACCAATACGACAAATACAACAACGTATATCGTTGGATACCACTCAATGCGGATATTGCTGGACTATGTGTATACACAGATTCTATCCGTGACCCATGGTTTTCACCAGCAGGTTACAACCGTGGTGCTATCAAGAACTGTATCAAGTTGGCATGGAACCCAACCAAGACATACCGTGACACACTATATGCAGCAGGTATAAACCCTGTCGTATCTTTCCCTGGTCAAGGTACCGTTCTGTTTGGTGACAAGACATTACAATCAAAGCCATCAGCGTTTGACCGTATCAACGTTCGCCGTTTGTTTATCACATTAGAAAAGTCTATTACAAAAGCTGCTCAGTATTCATTGTTTGAACTAAATGATGAAATTACACGTGCTCAATTTGTAAACTTGGTAACTCCATTCTTACGTGACATTCAAGGTCGCCGTGGTATTACAGACTTCAAAGTGGTTTGTGACACAACAAATAACACATCAGGTGTTATAGATGCAAATCAATTTGTTGGTGATATCTACATCAAGCCTGCTCGTTCTATCAACTTTATCCAGTTGAACTTTGTGGCTGTTGCAACAGGTGTTGACTTCAACACTATCGTTGGTGCGGCTTAATAAATAAATCAATAACAGGAGAAAAGAATGGCATTCAATGTAGCAGAATTTAGAGCGAATATGATTGGGGACGGTGCTCGTCCTAATCTATTTTCTGTCTCTCTAACTTTTCCAACTATTGCAGAAAACAGCATAATTGCTAACCAAAAAGTAACATTTATGGCCAAGACAGCACAACTACCAGGTTCTACCGTTGGTACTGTGCCGGTCTATTATTTTGGTCGTGAAATGAAATTTGCTGGTAACAGAACATTTGCTGACTGGACATTAACAATCATCAACGATGAAGATTTCGCAATTAGAAATTCAATCGAATCATGGATGAATGCTATCAACAGTCATTCAGGTAATGTTCGTAATGCTGCAGCAATAAATGCAACTGGTTATACAGTTGATGCAACAGTAACACAGTATGCAAAAACTGGTGGAGAAATTAAAAAATACAAATTTGTTGGATTATTTCCAATCGATTTGGCACCAATCGATTTAGATTGGGGTTCAAACGACACTATCGAAGAATATGCGACAACCTTTGCATATCAATGGTGGGAAGCAGATACAACTAATTGATTTTACGGGAGGGATTTATTCCCTCCCTTATGTTTTTTTGACTTTATAATTAACTTAAAAATATGGCTAATACAAATAAATTTTCACTTTTCGGTTTTACGATATCCCGTGAAAAGGACGAGCTTGAAAAAGTCTCGCAACAGTCGTTTTCGCCTCCGTCTCCAGATGACGGCGCATTAACTATTACATCTGCCGCTTATTACGGTACATACGTTGACCTAGACGGTACGGCCAAGAATGAGGTAGAACTCATTTCTCGTTATCGTGAAATGGCAATGCAACCAGAAATTGAGTCTGCGATAGATGACATAATTAATGAAGCCATCGTACAAGATGATGATGGTATAATTACAAATATTGTTTTAGATAATCTGAAACAACCAGAAAAAATTAAAAAGGCCATCAAAGAAGAATTCACCACAGTTCTTCGTTTGTTAAATTATAACAATATGGCACAAGATATTTTCCGTAGGTATTATGTTGATGGTAGATTATTTTACCACATTATTATCAACAAAGATAATCCACTTGAAGGTATTAAAGAATTAAGATATATCGATCCACGTAAATTACGTAAGGTACGTGAGATTAAGAAACAAAAAGATGAACGTACCGGTGCAGATGTTATGCAAACGGTCAATGAATATTATATCTACAACGATAAGGTTGTAACTGGTTCATCATCCAACTATGGTCCAGTTGGTGTTCGTATTACGACAGACTCAATCGTTTCGGTTGTTTCTGGCTTAATGGATTCACGTAGAGCAGTCGTTCTGAGTTATCTACATAAAGCTATCAAACCTCTCAATCAACTCCGTATGATTGAAGATGCCACGGTGATTTACCGAATTTCGAGAGCTCCAGAACGCCGCATCTTTTATATTGACGTAGGTAACCTACCAAAATTAAAAGCAGAGCAGTATCTCCGTGATATCATGGTCAAATACAAGAACAAACTTGTATATGATTCTAACACAGGTGAAGTCCGTGATGACCGCAAACATATGTCTATGTTGGAAGATTTTTGGTTACCTCGCCGTGAAGGTGGTAAAGGTACTGAGATTACCACATTGCCTGGTGGTCAAAATCTAGGAGAGTTGGAAGATGTTAAGTACTTCCAAAAGAAATTATATGGTGCCTTGTGTGTACCAATTTCTAGATTAGAACCAAACCAAGGTTTCTCATTGGGTCGTACCTCTGAGATTACACGTGACGAATTAAAGTTTTCTAAATTTGTTGACCGTCAACGTAACAAGTTTACAGAGGTTTTTGACCAAGCATTAAGAATACAATGTGTACTCAAAGGTATTTGTACCGCTGACGAATGGGATTTATTTAAAGAAAATATCCATTACGATTTTATTAAAGATAATAATTTTGCGGAACTTAAAGAAGCCGAATTGATGACACAGCGCCTACAGTTGTTAAGTGCTGTTGACCCATACACAGGTCGTTATTTCTCACAAGCATGGATTCAACGTAACGTATTACGTTTGAATGATGATGAAATCAAAGAAATGCAAACAGAAATTGACAAAGAGAAAGAAGAAGGTTTAGGTCTGCCAGTTGGTGTTATGAATGACGTAGCACAACAACAAATGATGTCAAATATATCACAACAACCTACTCATCCAGAAGATTTGAAAGCACAAGCTGATTTGGTACAAGCACAAGAAAAGTCAGCTGCTAAAAAAGAAGAAGTTGGTACTTTCAGTAAATTGAAACGTATATTATAAATAATTTAATTTGGAGAATAATATGTCAGAAGTAACAAGAGCAATTATAGATTATGCAGAAGATGGCAAAGCAAGTGAAATGCGTGATGCCTTGTATTCTGCTATTCAAGATAAAGTTATGGCGCACATCGATGCACATAAAGAACAATTAGCAAAAACTCTTTTCTCACAACCACAAGGTGCTGAAGTAGAAGATACAGCAGTTTAATAGGAAACAAAAATGGCAAACTCATATACATATCAGGTGATGAAAGACACCACAGAACATGCAGTTATTAAGTTAACAGCATCTTTTGACGGTACAGGCCAAGAAACTAATACAGCACGTATACAAGCAAACACCTTGTATGGTGCTTTAGATAGTTCAAAAGCCAACTTGTTATCATCTACAGCAAACACAGGTCCACTTGGTTACTATGGCCTAGGTACTTACCGAGTATGGTATGACTGTGCTGCTGGTGGTGATGTTCAATTATTCTGGAGTTGTGGACCAGATTCTGCCAACCAAAAGCCAATGTTGGTGATGAATGGTAATGGCGAATATGATGGTGCTGGTAACTGGATAACAATTCCAAACAACGCAAACCCAAATGCAAACTGTAAAGGTGACATTGGCATCGTAACCCGTGGTATGGCGGCAAACGATTCATATACAATTATTATGGAACTACGTAAAGATAATGCTCATTATCAACGTGGTCAATTTAATGATCCTGCTGCATTCAACTACGGTTCTTACGGTGTAAGACCATAATAGAAAGTCTATAATGAAACTCATTAAA